AATAAATTTGCCTTGATACTAAATTTGCCTTGATACTAAATTTGCCTTGATACTAAATTTGCCTTGATACTAAATTTGCCTTGATACTAAATTTGCCTTGATACTAAATTTGCATTTAGGTATTGTGTATTTATATATTTTTATATATAATAGGTTTATGTTTAATAAAAGTAAGGAGTTATAAACATGTACAAAGTAACAAGCGAAATAGAAAAGCAACTACAAGATAAGAATATTGAATTTGCAGTTGGCAGTCTTTTAAGAACTGATAAATACTTTAGTCCTGAGATTGTGCAAGAGGTTTTTAATCTAACAAAGAAACAAGCAAAGCAATGTTTAAACTTGGCTTTTGAAATAAAAATACTTAATGACATTACAGGGGGAAATGATGAGTAATACATACAGTTTTATAACTAAATCTTATGTTCAGCATGAGGTAATAGTAAAGGCAAAATCAGAAGATGAAGCATGGGAGAAATTCTATGATGGAGAAGGGCAAGAAGAAGAAATTGCCTCTGATACATACCATGAAGAATTAGATTGGACTGATGAAGAGGAAAAAGAGGAGCAAGACAATGATAGTTAAAACCGACCCTAGATATTGGGATTGTGATTGTGATAATAATTACATTCATAAAAAATCTATAACCCTAAAATGTGAGGTTTGTAATTTAGAAGAGGATGAATGTTCTGATTCAAGACCAAACGAAATTAAAATTTATTATAAAAACTATAAGGAGCAGACTAATGAGCAACAATAAATATGAAGCAGATAACATCTATGAACTATCCAATCAATTAAGTATTGACGATATGGTTAAGTTGATAAATTGTTTTTCAAGCAATATCAGTGCATTTATAGGAAGTGCAGGAAATCATCAAATAGATTCAGAATTAGAATTTGCCTGTACTAATGGGCATAGCATACAACTAAATTTGCAGTCTGTTGATGAATATGAAGATCTGAAAGACTGGGAGTTTTTAATGGAAGGTTTAAAAATAGGAGAAAAAAATGGAGATTAAATTAAATAGTTGGGATATAAATGAAGCAATAGCAGATTATATAAAAAAGAAACATTCCCTAGATATTGATTTTACAGAAATGCATGACTATCCATGCTTTAAATATACAGAAAGAGAGGTTGTATATAAAAGGCATAAGAACGGAAAGGTCAAGAAACACAAAAATGGCTATTGGTTAATAGATGAAAAACAAACAAAGTATGTCACAAAGTATGCTGAGGTTAGTGATGATTCTTCTATTAGTTTCTACTTAGATTAAATTTGCAGTAAAGGTAAATTTGCCTCTAAGGTAAATTTGCCTTTATCTCATTACCCTCTTAACCCTTTTAATCATTTGCTTGTTAATCTCTTTATAAAGATTATTCTTAACTACCTTATGACTCAACTTAAACCAATCAATAAACTTTCTATGCCTAATAAAGGGAGTATAGGCCACAAGAAGGTTTAAGCCTTCTCTACCCTTCTTACCCTGTCTCTCCCATACACCATAAACTTTAGAGCCTTTACCTTTAGGCACACCAACAAAACGTGAGTTTTTTCTGTTGCTTTTGTCTGTTGCATCTATTTTTTTTAGAAGTCCTTTTTTGGTAACAATATTTCCATATTGGTTTGCTTTTGTTCTGCCTTCGTTTGTTGGTGAAGCATAAGCCTCTCTTCTAGCAGGTTCAATATCTCCTGTATAAATGTAATACAAATAAGATGCGGACTTATCTTTAACCCTTACAGTTGCTTTTAATCGTGTTTTACTAGGCTTAGCAAATTGTGACATTATTATAGATTTAACTGAAAATGGTTTTGGTCTATGTAGTTTTTTTACCAACATTTGCCTTTGAGCATTGACAACTCTCTCTGCTGTAAAGTTTATTCCTTCGCTCATAACTTTATTGAATGTTTTATCACGAAGAATATCTAGCTTTTTTTGCAGTTGTTTGAGATCAGTTTTTACTTGTATATCCATATTTGCCTTAAATGTAAATTTGCCTCAATGTTAAATTTGCCCAAAAAAATGTTTTCTATGAAATTTGCCTTGACTTACATTTCTACCAGTTATTGATAAAGGCTTGTCATCAATCCAAACATCTATCTTTAAACCCCTGTCCCTTACTTCAGCAGACTTAGATTTGCCTTTAGGTACAAAAACTATAGGTATGTCTAAAGATTCTTTTATATCATCTGCTATAGATTCATATCTCTTTGTTACACAAAAAACATTGTGATTTGCCTTTTGTAGTATATCAATTATTTTATCCCAAGTTTTAGGGTCTAAAGAATATGTATCATCATAATCTAAAGATATATTCATAAATTTGCCCAAGGAGACTTTTTATCAAACTTTAAACCATTCTCGTTAGCAACTTTTAAAATAGTCGATTTGCTTTTACCAAGAGACATGACCACCTCGTTTAGTGATTTGCCTTTATCGATTTGCCTTTTTAATTGCGAAACATCAATTTGCGGTTTATTGCTCATTATAGGTTCTCATAATGTTCTTTTAATTTATTAATATACCAAATACTTTTCTCTAAGTCTTGAATGTTAGAGTCTTTATATTTGTGCCTATGTAGATACTTTATAGCGTTACCTTCAAGATATGCAGGGAAATTTGCACCTAACTGTTGCTTTATGTAGTCTATACATTCAAATTTGCCTTTATTGTAATGAGGGGGTTTATTTACTAAATCAGTCATTTGCATCTCCTTTAGGCATATAAACCTCAACATAAGCCTTACAGTCAGGACAAGATAGGTTCGTAACCATATCATATTCTTCATTCTCATCTGCTATGTCGTGATCTCCACCCCATACAAGTCCAGTTCCACAATACCAACAATTCATAGTTTTCTCCTTTTTGTTAAATATTAAATCCCAATTTGCATCTATTTTCTTTTTATCTTCTTTTCTACGCGAAGAGCCTTTTCCACCATGCCAACTAGACATAATCTATTCTCTGAAAATTTACAGATTTATCTAATTTGCTTAGTATCTCTTTTGCTCTCATAAAATCTTGCGGTATACACCTAAGCAATTCTTCTATGCTAAATATCATAATATCCTTCTCATCTTTGTGTATAAGTTCTAATACTGGCTTTTCATCATCAGTATCACATATCAATGCAGTTTTCTGATCGAAAGTAAAACACTTAGCACTTGGTTGAATCATAATGTAACCACTTTGTTCACATTTGATGTTTAGTTGCTCATAGGCTCTAATCATCATATCAACCATACTGATTTGCTTTTTGATCGTATCTTTCTGCAAAGATGTTTTTAATATCTGCTCTGCTTTTAAAAACTTAATCTCAAAGTCTACGCCTACCATTTTATAGATACGCTTCCAGTTACCCCATTTAACATTAGCCTCTGCTTCACAGATTCTTAATTGTTTAAGTTTATCTTTTAAAGCCTCATCATAATAATTACTCATATACTATTCCTTTGTGCTATACATAATAATGTGTAAGTGTGTAGTCCTATGGACTACTACACACTCTACACACTAATATAATGTATCTTACACAGTTACACAGTTTACACACTTTATTTACACACCCTTGTTAAACCTTGTAAAATCAGCATCTACCAGCCTATAGCCATTTCCTTTTTTATTCTTTTCTACTATTTTTAGCTTTTCCATCCTTCTTAGTGAATTATCGACTGTGTATTTCTTATATGGCACATCTTTTGCATTTTTTAGATGATGTACACCCTTTAAATCATTATTAAAAGTTTTATATGTAAAATACACATCTTCAGGTTTACAGTTATCACTTTTTGCAATTGCCATAGCTAGTGAATACATTTTGTCTGCTACCTTAATATCAACATCATGTTCTATTTCTTTATTAGTTTTAATATCAACATCTGTCTCAATAAGCAATCCTGAAGTAACATCAAGACCTTCGCCAATCAAAGTCTCTTCATGGAATTCAAACTTCTTCTCTGCCATACCCATACCATCTTTGTTCTTAGTCTGCTTCATAGTAACTAGCATGGAGTTATCATCATCAGGCTTAGTGCCTTTTCTCTCTACTAAGAACTCTCCATCAATAGAAGCATCAAGAACAGAACTACCTCTAGCTCTTCCTTTATTACCTCTTCCAGTATGATGTACAAGCAATACAGTACAATCAAAGTCATGTATCAACTGATCTGCGGCTTTAACAAATTTATTAACCTCTTGAGCAGAATTTTCATCTCCTGAGAAGTTACGCTGAAAGGTATCAAAGATAATTAAACCGATTTGCCCTAAGTCTTGTTTGAGCAAATTAATCTCATCTTCTAGCTTTTGGTATTCTTCAGGTTCATTAATTCTTGAGCCTCTATTAGATAGAAATAAAGGTGCTCCGACTAAACTACCACCATACTCACTTTGGTTATATGCGGCCAACCTCCTACGAATTCCTGCAACTCCCTCCCCTGCAAGATAGACTACAGGTGCTTTTTTAGCAGCATGTCCATAGAACTCATCACCTCTCGCTACAGCACATGCCATAGCAATAGATATAAACGATTTGCCTGATTTTGGTTCTCCAAAGACTGTTATTAGTCTATTACGTTCAAAGACATCAGTTATAAGCCAGTCAGGATTAGATACTTGGGATAATACAAAGTCAGCTCTCTCAAACCTCAAAGCACCTTTTGGTAGCTTCTCCTTTTGATTATTAACAAAGCTAATAAAATCATCACATGATGCGAAATAACCTGATTCGTGTGCATCAAATAAATCATCCTTCTCTTTAAAATCTTTTGGTGGTTGTATTATCTTGACTCTTCTGCATCCCTCCTTTCTTAAATGCTCTGCTATCTCATCAGCACAATCTTTACCAGCCTTATCATTGTCAGGAAATATCCACACTTCTCTATGTAATATAGGTGTCCAGTCAGCCTTCTTCCAACTATTAACACCACCATGCCAAGTACATGAATCTAATTTGCCTTTAACAATGCTCTCACAACCCTTACAGGCTTTCTCTCCTTCGTTAATGACAATAGGCTTATCAGGACAATCATTTGTATGATAAATAGGCATAAGTGGACTGTCAGGGCGTTTTAAAGACCATGTACCATCAATACCAAGAGTAAAGGGAGCATACTTCTGTTTAATTGCATGACCTTCAGGAAATCTGAGAACCATAAAATTATCAGCGTACTTTAACTTAACAATTGCTTGTCTATACAAGTCAACCATTTGCTCCCTAGAGAATGACCTAGCATTACCTTTAGGCTTAGTGACAGGGGAATCACTGAAGCCATTGATTAAGGAGTCATTTGAATGTAATGCTAAGTCATGACCAAACTGTTTTAAAACTGTATTCACATCTTGATTTAGATGTTTTATTAAATCTATTACTCCCCCACCGACTCCTGCTTCGTGATCATAAAATGTACCATCTGTAAGGTTAAGACACATACTCCCCTTGCGACCCCATCTAAATTCCTTAGATGAGGTGCTAGTAGGTTCTCCTAGTAGTTGCTTTGCAACATCAGGAGCTATTCTTTGCCAATCAATATGTTCCATCTAAAAAGGAATATCGTCATCTGATAATTCATTCTTATCGACCATCTCTTGCACTTTTTCTGCAAGACCATCATTAGGACTCTTAAAAGTATCTTCTACTTCCTCGTCTTCTTTGCCATAGTGAGCAGGTATTTCAAAGTTAGCAAATCTAGGTGCAAACTTAGAGAACTCAAAAGTTAGCTCTGACGATCTACCTACTCCAACCTGTATTTCTTTTGAGCCTTTATACTCAACAACAGGTAGTGAATCACTATTTGCATCCATTTGATTCCAAAAGCTACTTAGTATCTTATTAAAAGCACTAGATTCAGCAAAAGTGTATCTACTCCATATTAACGCATGGTCATGTCCATGTGGCATAACGCAACAGCTAAACGCCCTCTTCCAATCATCTGCTGGTTTGTCGTTTGCATTACCAAACTTATCATCCCATACATATTGGTACTCTCCATTATATCTACCCCAACCACTTCTAAATGTTGCAGGGTCTAACTGCAAGTATTTAAAATCAATTGGTGTTTTGCCATTAACAAAAAATTGTTGATCAGCAGTTTTAAAAGCAAGATAAACTTGCTGTCCTTCAGTGGAATTGCTCATTCCTCCTAATATATCCATAATACTCTCCTAGAGTTAATGTATTGTTCTTTCAATACTGTTTAAATAATCAGCTTCAAGTCTAGTGTAATTCCTTTCCTTAAAACTATAATAATCCTCATCATTTGTGATACCAAAGACATCACACGCAACTTGGATTCTTTCATAGGCCTTCCTACAAAACTCTTCAAAATCTTCTTGAAGCAAATAGCTATTTAAATCCATTTGCTTTTTGTAAGATTTCATCTAAATTTTCACATATTTCTGACAGTGGGCAGAGGTAAGTACATTCCCAGTTTGGCGTATCAACTGACGTAACCAAAAACAAAGGAATCACACACATTATTTGCTTCCTGTCATATTTATAAATTAGTATAGGAATTAGGTTATCACCAGCACTCTCAACTGCTTGTTTCCACCATTCATTCTTATACATTGATTTCTTAGCACTAGCTTTATATCTTTTACATTCAATTGCGAACTTATCAAAATATATGTCAGCCATGCCTTTTGTTTGATACTGATCAAGGTTTCTTTTAACCCTAGTATCAATACCTTTAGATTCAAGGACAGTATTAAGTTTGTTACATATAACTCTCTCAAATGCTGCTCCTTTGTTTCTACTGTTTACCATTAATCTAGCTTATTAAGTATGTAAATTGCAGCTACTACACTTATTATTGTCGCTATTGCTAACAACCCAACAAAGCCACCAACTATATATATAATCCAGTCAAGCATTGAAATCAGTCCTTACAACCCTTCCACTTTGGTATTGTATTTCTCTGTAATGACTACCAGCTCCCTTTTGGAAATAGTAATAAGCAATTTGCTTATCTAGCCTTTCAGCTTCAAGTTCTT